GTAGGTATGTCTCAACTGATTCACTCCAACCTTCTTCTCTCCAAAGATTTTATTGAGACGCTGGTTGAGTTTGACTGAAGAGAGTTTCCCCATATTAGCATCAAAGAGAAGGTAGTCGGTCGGGTTAATCTTAATCCATTTGGCTAGAATGTTCTTCAATTGGACGGGGATAGGGACTTCTTGTTTTCCATATGTCTTCGCCGTCTTGTAAGAATTAAATACAAACTTCTTTCCGTCTAGATAGTTGTCATTCTCCTTGTCTATATTTTTAATCTTGAAGTCACAAAAATCCTTACTTCGGCGGGGACTTATATAGCAACCTCCAAGCAAACACATAATGATAAAGTTCTGGATTTGCTGTAGGTCACTAGGCGTAATCTGTTTCTTCTTATATATGAGGTCGGCGTTCTTCTTCAACTCATCGCATACCTCCTTGACCTCGTTCGCCTCAACCCAAGATGCTTCTTGAGCGGGGGTCTTCTCTTGCTTGTTAATATCCTTGTTATAGTTCTTGACATCTTCAGCCATCAAATCCCGATATTGCTTCTTGTCGGTGATTATCACTAAAGAACTCAAAATAGTTTTACGGCGGTTGGGAGGCATATCTTTCAAAAACGAGAGAACCTTCTCGGTATCGTCAAACTTCCCGAAATCAACCTCACTCTCTCCAAAGACCTTTTTATAGAGGTTCTTTAGAATGGAGGCGTAAGTGGTTATGCTTGATTTGCTTAAAGTAGAACGCTTTGAGGAAATGTAATCTTTAATCTTATCCATTATATTATAAGACGATATTTTAATTCCCGAATTAATTATGAATTAATTGATTTAGACGAATTTTAATATAAAAGAATATTATACAATAGGGTATAATGTATAATGTCTATAGCAAAACGAATGATATTACGATGGGATTGAGTAATGAAGCAAGGGTTTATAACAAATTGAAGAATATTCTCTGCCCGAAGTATGGAGAGAATGATATTGTCAAAACCACCGACAGGTATGCTAAATGGGATTGGACGGGAGATATTAATGGAACTCATTTTGAAATGAAGTCCCGAAGGAATACCAAGAAAGCCTACCCGACCACACTGCTTCCAGTTCATAAGGTTATGAAGATAGATGAGAAGCAAGTATTCATTTTCCATTTTACCGACAAGACTTGTTATTTGGAATATGACCCAGAGGTATTCAATACATTCAAGCAGAGGACGGGACAGACATATAGAGATGGGGTTGCTGACCCACCGCAACTCCAATATGAAATCCCTATTGTCCTCCTGATAGATTTAGAAGATGTTACTCTATAAAATAAAATCACAACCTATTATATAATGTCTCACCCTTCAACTCAAAGTTCAGTCCCTTCAACTATGATGGCTCAAATGCCTAGACCTACAGTCCAAGCATCTCCGTTTAAATCAAGTCGTCAAGTTCAAGTGAAGTCTGTTGAAGGTCTTTCTTTCAAGGCGTATAATAGTTTTCAAGATAAAGTAGATGCTTTAGGGTTTAAGCCTATTTCAAAAGCGGTTCAGTTCGTTCCGCCTAACACAACTGATTTTTCTCAAATGAAGAAACCCCGCATCCTTGCTCCTCCGTCCCCAGTCATAGAAGAAGAATACCAGACAGATATTCCCGATGTAGATGCTATTGAAGAAGATGCTATGGACGGGACGGGTATGAAGAAACTGAAGAAGGGAAGTCCCGCTATGAAAGCCCATATGGCTAGATTAAGGGCTATGCGGAAGAAATAATATCTGTATATGATATAAGATATGAAAGGTGGAAATTTATCAGCCCCAGAACTTAAAGGGTTACTTGATGCGTCCTATGACTCAAAGGTAAAGAAGGTCGGTGATTTTGAAATGGATAAGCAGTTGTCTTCCAGCACAAGTAAGGTCTATCGTAACTCTGTAACGGGTCAAGTTGTAGTAGCCCACAGAGGAACAGCGGGTATTAGTGATTGGGGAAACAATGCTCTATATGCTATAGGAGGGAAACAGGCTTACAAACTAACGCCTCGTTATAAGGAAGCGGAGAAAGTCCAGCGTAGGGCGGAGAAGAAATATGGTGCTAGTAATGTAACCACAATCGGTCATTCACAAGGAGGGTTACAGAGCGAGTTGCTTGGTGGAAGGAGTAAAGAGATTATTACTCTCAATAAGGCGACACTTCCTTTTGAGAGCAACACAAACAAGAACCAATACGATATACGCAGTGATAGAGATGTCGTATCTGGTCTTAATCCCTTCGCAAAGAAATCAAAGAAAGATGTGAATATAAAAGCCAAGACATACAATCCTCTTACGGAACACAGCGGAGATGTATTGGATAGGTTGGGTGAGAAACGAATCATAGGTAAAGGACCGAAGAGGGCTTCTGCTGCTGCTGCTGCTGCTGCTGCTGCTGCTGAACCAGATGAAGAACTTTATGGTTCGTTTGGTAGAGATGATGGAACTAATGTTCTTGGAAGAGTTGTTCCTCCAGACGAACAAGAAATAAGAGGTCAAATACATTTTATGTATGATGGAACACCAGCAACATATTTTAGGATTGTAGCATTAAAAGAACAATTATTTAAAATGCTTGTGAGACGGGGATTAAAAGCAGATGATGAATACTTAGATTTTATGGCTACATTCTATCCAGACCCAAGAACGCCAGAAAAACTAAAACTAAAAGCAAAGGAAAAAACTCCACAATCAGCACAAAGTGATTCATCAAGAGGGGATTATGAGGATGGAGACCTGTTTAAAATGGATTTAGATAAGGATTTAAGTGGGGAAGGGATTATGAGGAGGAGGGGAAGAAGGGGGGTTTATATGAAGGGGTTTTCCAGAATGAAGGGCGGAGTAGTTACTCCAGGAACAACTGGACCTCAATCACCTCCTAATCTAGAAGTTGGTGAGCCTATAGACCCACAAGTTAGGAATCAAATAAATAATATACTTCGTTCTGCTGATGCTATACTTGGAGAAATATTTAACGAAGTTGCTAATAATGCTGAGGGAGACATAATAATTGAAAGGGTTCAGTATTTACCTGTATTAAGAAATGAAGTTCATTTTATTCTTAATCATTTACCAACAAATGATATTGCTGAACTTATACAAGAATATTTGGAAGAATTCGTTCAGGGTTTAAATGGAGAACCTATTGTTAATCTTCCAAGAATACAAGAATGGAGAAATGGTATTCTCGCTCAAGGAATGCCTATGCCTGTAAATTTATTCGCATAATACGAAAGTTAAGATTATAACAAGAATTATATGAATATTTATCTTAATAATCATATAATACAATAAAAAAGATGATAAAGGATTAATAAAATTAATTTTATTAAGCCTTTATATTGAAAATGTCAATAAAAAATGGTTATTTATCTTAATTATTGTTTAATGTATCTATTTTTGTGTTATAATATTAACTTTCGGTTAAAGGTAGGACATAATCTCCCCGATGACATCTTCGCATAGGTTAGTTCCATACCACAAAGCCCCCATCGCTTCGTATCTCGCCATCTCCTCAATCCTCTTATTCCATTTCTCTCTCGTCTCCCTCCGTCTAATGAAGTAGGAGGGGTCAGCATCGTATGTGAAACTGCTTACCCTCTTCTTCTTCTCTTCCTTCCTTCCAAGAACTATGTTCCTCTGGTTCAATAGGCGGGAAATCTGGTCGGCGTAATCGCTCCTTCCACTCTTTATGTTATGTTTCTTCTCAAGGTTGTAAAGTATGATGGTAGATTTGATTGATTGGTTGTAGCAGAATAGACAACCCTTCTCAACATCGTTCAAGACTTTCTTCAAGGTCCTTCCCTCCTTGATGTCCTTCATCAAACTCTTCTTCTGGGTCTTGGTAATAGCACTCATTGTTATCGCTTATCGCTTGTTGTTGCCTATTGTATATTTGATTAAATTCGTTTCAATTTTTTCTTCTCAATTTTTTTAGTTAGGGCGTAAGTCCTTAAACATTTCCTTCACTCTAGCGGGAACAACTTTGTAGGTATTACATTCGTCACAGCATCTTCCCTCTTCAGTGATGGGGGCGGGATTGTTTCCAAACCCGTATTTCTTTCTTTTACAAAGGCAACAATTGTAGGGTTGGTATTTAGCCCTCGTATCCTTGTTCCTCTGCTTCTGTTGCTCCATATACAACTTACTCAAGAAACCCTGCTGTTCGCACATCGCCTTCATATCAATCTGTTCCATCTTTATACTATAATTCATATACAATCTTTAAATGGATTTCAATTTTATTTCTTCCAAACATAGATGAACTCCCCATACTTCTTCTTCGGGTCTTTTGCTTCTCCTACTCTCTTTCGTTCCGCTTTTACAAGCGGTATCATTTCGTCCGCCTTTCCTAAAACTTCCAAACAAACTCTCTCATATACCTCTCTCGGGACATTCAAACAATAATGACCGCCCTTCTTCAAATGCGTCCAAGTCTTTTCAAATACTGGTTTGTAGAATTCTGCGTCCCAATCATCTTTCGTCTTCTTTAATGTCCCC